AGTGCTGTACTCTTACCAGAACCTGTGGGAGCACTAATGACAATAGTCTTCCCGGGAGTGATTGACCGAACATGTGGAGTGACATCCGCATAATTAGGTGGCAAAGAACTCCAAAACTTACTCTGCAACCAGAAAGTCAATTGCTCACTAAGCTTGTTAACATCAGGCAAGCCAATTTTCAGCAACCAAGGGCAAAAATCTGGCACAGAAATATAATTTAGCAAACTTAGGACAAATATGTCCACGAAATATAAACCCCACCGTCTACCTTCAAATTGCATGACGCCATTCATGGCAAATTGGACTTGAGCCACTTTGCGTGCAAAAGCAGCAATAGGCACATCCTTCATCAATTTTGGGAAAACGGATTTGTACCACAAGAACAACCAATGTCGAACCAATAAAGAGGTTGTGTTGACATCTGTGTCTATATGGCAACAAATAGAAGGGTCCAGAAATTCGTATACTGTCTTGCGTAAAATATAAGACAGTTCCGCAGAACCAGCTGCTGAGTTTGCCAAGGCTATTAACTGCACGGGCCAAGAAACTGTTTTAAAGAGTTTACTTTGCAAAGCAGTCAAATAACCCATGTTAAAAATAGCAGGGTTGACAAAATCTGGAACCAACGCTAATGCACCTAAAATGCTATCAACAGGGCTCAAATTACCATAAGTCAGCAATGTTCCATCTGACTTAAAAGTTTCAACGACCTCATCGACCATATTTTCTGGAAAATGGGCATCAGGCTTGTACCAGTCGGCAACAACTTTCTGGTAAGTAGGCAACTTCACTCCCTTAGGATTTGAAGGTGAATGAAGGTATCTCTTGAATGAGTTAGTGCGGACTATAACATTATGCACATTCTGGTATATATCAGGATGATGTGCTGTCAAAGATAGATAACTGCACAACCTCTTCAAGCGGTACTCAGGAGCCATACTTTTAACCGGAGCCACCATCTTCCCAACAAGTCGATCGCGATCGTGATAAACAGCCCACCTGGTAGGCTTCAAACCGGCCAACTTAAAATCTGCTATGTCCGAGGGAGTGGGAGCGCGCACAAATTTACTCAGGAAACTAAGGTTCTCTAAGGGACCAGAAGCTTCCAAATTGTTAGTTACACCCCACTTAGACATTGCCGATTGTATGGATCGGAAATTCCAGGCAGCTGGTTTGTTGCCTGCAACACTAAGTAAATGGTCATCACCGAAGCATGACAATTCATTATAGTATTTGAATTCCCGAGCAGAAAGACCAGTAATTTGTTTCCAAGCCATTAAATACAAAACAACTAAACCAACAGAGTTATCCATGCTTGTGGAGCTATGGCCTGTTGTTAGGCCAGTCCCTTTAGCATAAACATCCCCAGTTGAAGTTGTATTCAGTAATTGGCTAGAAACTTGCTTATAATTAATGTCGATTAGCCTTGCAATCCGATCATGGTCTTTATGATTTTCAAAGCCCTTTTTACGGATGCTAGCTATCAACTTCAATACATTGCCAGACAATGTTGAGTCAAACTCAGACATGTCTCCGGCATAATGTATTTGACAACGGGCATGGTTGGAATAAACATAATCCATCCAATACCCGTTCAAAGGCATGCCTACTTTAATGGGCGTTGTTGCCCATCGAAAATTGTGGTTAGGTGAATAATTCCAGACAGTTGACATGATATACTGCCCCAAAGGGGATCCAATAACTGTCCGAACCTTGTCAGCTAAATATTTCTTTGGAGGAAGTGCCTCATCCTTCACAGAAACATGAGCTACTGGGGCAAGCAGAGGAGCAAACTCAAAAGTCGCCCTCCACAATTTCTTAAACTGAGCGTACCCAATGGTGGATATAAATTTCCACCTTGAATACTTCTTGCGGGGATTGGAAGGATCGACCATGAAGCTACCAAGAGCGTACTTCTTCTCCCACATTTTAATAATATAATTCATCGGAGTGATGCGAGAGAATTTGAAAATATCTCCAACAAGGAACCAAACATCATCTATTTCTATGTCTGGGTAATCATACTTTGGACTTTTGAAGTAACGGGCTACGCTCTCTAGCTCATTGTCCAAATTCCTAAATTCCTCACTCCTGCGCCATTCCACAGCCTTCACTCTTAATGGATCCAGGGCTGTGTCAACATACATTTTCCGATTATGTATGCCCTGCTGCCAATCTGTGCCAGAAATCAACCAAGATGCGTAGGCATGCGAAGACCCAAACCTACTAGGCTCAGTTAAATTGACATTAATCGGCCAACCTGCATCCCTCATAATGTCAAGAGTCTCTTGGATGTGTTCAGCATCGTAAGAGCTCTTACCACCCATGAGGTAATGTGGCAGGCCTAAATCAGCAACAACCACAGCCAGTTTGGCCACAGTATCGGTGAACACTGGCAAAATGCCAGACATTGTCCGATTAGGTAAAAATCCTGTTCTGGAAACCCATTTCCTAGAAACAAAATTATACTCAATGGCCCAAGTTGTTAAATCAACAACGATAGCTGTCATAGTCCAAGAAACCCATTCAACAAAAGAAGTTGAAAACAGGGACAAAACCCAGACTAATACAGCCCATGAAACACTAAGAAAGAACATCACGGATCCAGGAGTCAACATGACAACTGTGACCACTAGCAACACATAATAACGTATTATGGTGGCTAGCTTCCTCAGTGGCTTTAAATAAAGAGCAATAAAGTAATTTATGGACCATAAAAGTGCCAACAGAAATACACTCGGCCCAGGCAATAGGTGCTCATGTAAATAAATAATGAAACGGCTCCAGAAAACTGAAGTCAATTCATAATAAGACGAAAAACTAGTCTCATCCACATGAGCCGCCATCCATTGTGACTGAAACTGGCCCAAAAGGCGAGCATCGTCATTTTCAAAACTGGCAATCGCAAAGCGAATAGGCCCAAGCCCCAAGGAATGCATAACACCAGGGGCGTCAGCCCAAAGTGCATGTTTGGGGCCAACCAGTTTGATCAACCTATACTCAGATTTGACAAAACTCCTAAAAAACACCAATAATATGATGAAAATGGAGAAAGCCACTATATGAGCATTGGTTGCCATGCCAACAACTATTAAAGGAGCTGGCAAAAAGAAATACAAAGAAAGCAATACAAATGGCCAAATGGCCAATATAAAAATGATAAGGAGCAGCATAATGCTGATCCCAACAACCACTGCAGCCTTCAAGGCATACTCCAGTGGCAATAGGACAAAAGACAGAAGTCCGGCTGATATCA